AATGGAACTGCTGGTCCTGATGTAAAAATGCAGTTAGAAGCCCTTAAAATGAATAAGGGTATTAATGATCAAGTTCTTGAAAGAGCTAAGAAAGAAAATGATTTACTTAACGGAGGTCAGGTTAATAATGCTGCAGGTAGTAATGGTTTTAAAAATCCATACGGTGATATTGAATCATTAAGATTTAAAGTAGATAGTGGTGTGGCATCTTCATTAATGCAGAAAGCATTAGGTGAGGCCGCTCATGCCTTAGCTTATAGAAACTCTAAAGTAGATCTTGATGCTAATATTTACAAAGTAAATGAAGAGAAGTTCCAACAGAATGCGGCACTTACTAAAATGCGTATTCAAGGAGCTAAAGAAGTTGCAATGCTCAAAGAAAACCTAAGAGCTAAAACTGAAGCTGACAAAGCAAGAGTTGCTGCTGGTACTCACTATTATGATGAGAATAATCAAGCTACTCCTTATGAAGATCAAAAGAACTTCTTTGTAATTAAAAATGCTAAAGGTTCTGCAACAGACAAACAGAATGCAATCGGTCTTAGCCGTGATATGGTTAAGATGAAAACTACTGATGCTGCAATGCCTTGGGCTAAGAATACTGTAAGTACTTTGTTTGAATTATATAATAATGGTAAAATCTCAAAACAGAAGTTAAATGAGATCTTACATTATGATAAAAATCCAAACATCAGTCTTACTGAATTTAATAAAAAACTTCAAGCTAATCCTGTTGCATTCTTAACTAGAGAAGTTGGAACAAAAGATCTTGAGAATATTAAAGATAGATATGATAACTGGATTAGATCAAATTCACAATTAACAGAACTTAAAGGTGAAAGAGCTAAGAAAATTGTTGCATCTAATGTTGAGTTCCAGGATTATATCAACTATGTAAAAGAAGATAAAGCTTGGAGAACTGAATCTAGTAGAGCTGTTGAAAGACAGTTAATGAGAGGTGGCTATGGAGATGCAGCTTTTCTTTATGATGAGTCTGGTACATTAAGATCTGAAAAAGAATTTAAAACTGCAGTATATAGAAAAACTGGTAGAAGTGCAAATGTTGATTACAAAGAAATGTTAACTGCTGCGGATGAAGCTTGGAGATCAGAAAAAGTTGTAAGAAAACCTGTTGTTGGTTTATCAGAGTTTTATACTAAAGGGACTGGTGTTTTCTCTGAAGGAGCTACTGCTCTTCAAATTAACCCAAGAAGTTCATATGGTAGAAAATATTACGGTGAAGTTTATAATGACCTAAGAAACTTAGACTTTGGTGATACTACTAAAGTAAGATCATCTTTTCAAGGATATTCTAAAACAAATTGGGATCAAGCAGGTGGTGCAAAGAATGCTAAAGTAGCTGCATTATTATCTCAATTGCAAGCAGACATGAGTTCTCCTAAATCAAAAGTAGGAACATTTACCTTAGGTGTTGCTCCTGTTGCTACAGGTAGTACTAGAAGAGCTGCTGTAATTATTAAACCAACTAATGAGTGGTTAAAACAATATGTTTCTACTAATAAAGAACAGAATAATAATCTACTTACACAAGCTGAAGCACAGGCAATCTTAAAGAATGGTATTAACATTATGACAGATTCTAAGTCTATGAATAATAGTATGTATAAAGCATCATTCAAAGATCCGCTTTCAGCTTATGTAGATTCAAAAGGAAAGTATTCTTATTCTGATCCATTAGATGGTAGATTTAAAATTAATATCAGTAAAAATGAATTTGGCACTGGAGATTATACAGTAGTTACAGAGTACCCTTTGTGGAATCCTGAAACAGGAAAATATGAAATAGCCAGAATGACAGAGAATCAAACTTCATTTGGAAACAATCTTACTTCACACAGAAATGAGATGGCATTTAATTATTTTGATTTAGTAAAACAGAGCAACCAATATTATTATAATGGCCAGTGAAAATAATACTGATAACTTCAGTGCATTAGATTCTTTGGGACCACAGTTTGGTGGAATCAACAGACCTAATTTAGATATTCAAAGTTATAAGCCTTTTGAGGGAGATAGAATATCTATGCCTGAAATTAATTTTCCTACACCGGCTGCATATAATTCTCCTATACCTTCATTTGATTCTATTGATAGACCAAATCTTAGTATACAAAAAAACTTAATTGGTAAACCTCCTGGTGGCACGGGACCAAAAAAGACTCCAAGATTTGAAGATATAAAAAGTAGTCTATATGACTATGGTAAATCTATTGCTCAAGCTAACCAAGATCAGAATCAGTATGCTAAGATGTATTCTTACAATGCTGGGTCTGGTGGTAATTCTTTTTATAAAAGATATGCCGCATATGGTCAGACTAAGTTTGATGAGATTGGCTTCTCTCCATTAAGAGATAATGAAGCTGTCTTTAATGAAAGAACTACTGGATGGAATGACTTTACTAGAATGATGCAACACTCATTCTTCCCATTAGCATGGCAAGGTTTTAAGTCTGCTCCTAAAAGTCTTTTTAAAATGTTACAAGGTGACTTCAGTGGTGATACTGAAGATGCTAGAATATATGAAGAAGCCGCTGCTATAGGTCAATCTACTAAAGGTGGTGTTGCAGGTTTTATGAATAATACCATGATGAACTTTGGCTATACAGCTGGTATCATGATGGAAGCTGTGGCAGAATTTGCTGCAGAAGCTGTAATTACTGGTGCTACTGGTGGTGCAGGTGGTGGAGTTCTTGCTGCAAGATTAGGTGCAAACTTACAAAGAATTGGAAAAGGTCTTCCTAAGTTTACAATGCTTGATAAAGGTGGTGATATGTTTCGCAATAGTTTACAAGCATTAGGTAACTCACAAGCGGCAAGAAGCTTTTATAAAGCTGCAAATAGTAAAGTTGGTCAGTTCTTTAACCCACTTACAAATACATTTGAAGCTGTAGGTGATATATATAAGATTGGTAAGTTTGATAACCTATCTGGTCTTGCTGCATTATCAAAAACAGCAGGAGGATTCTATAGAGATGTTAGAGGTATCAACCTTGCTTTAGCTGAAGCAAGACTTGAAGGAGGCATGGTACAAAACTCTGTGTACGATAGTCTATATGATAAGTATTATGAGAAAAATGGCAAAGCTCCATCTAATGAAATTCAAAAAGCATTTGAGCAACAAGCCAAAGCAGCATCTGCAGAAACAATTGCTTGGAACTCTGCATTAATATATGGAAGTAATAAAATTACTTTCCCTAATATTATGAAAGGTGGTCCATCTAAATTCTTAAAAGGTGCTACGGATGATATTGTAAATTTTAAAAATGCAGGTAAAGTAGTTTTTCAAAGAGCTAAAGATGCTACTGGTAAATTAGCAAAAGGAGAATTTAAATATATTGATGGTAGTTTTAAAACTTATCTTGAAAACATTAAAGGTTTAGGATTTAAAGGAGCTACTAAAGATTTAGCTATAAGAGCGACTAAAGGATCTGTAGGTTATTTTAAAGCTAACATAACCGAAGGTATTCAAGAAAACTTACAAGAAACTATTGCAGGAGCAATGGAAGGATACTATACAGATGCATTTAATAATCCAGCTGTAAGATCATATCTATATGCTCAGGGTAGTACTACTAATGCAATGAGAGACAAGTACTCTTACTTTGCAGATAAGTGGGCTGAAGAAAATCCATTTACAGAAAAAGGTTTTGAAACATTCTCATCTGGTTTTGTAATGGGTATGTTTGCTTCACCTCTTAATAAAAGTATTGAGTGGATTAGTTTAGGTTATAATAAAATCTTCGATACAGAAGCATTTGAAGACTATAAAAATAAAAGAGCTAATTATGGTAAACAAGTAGCTGCACAATTAAATGCTCTATATTCTGACCCTAAACAATTCTTTGATTCAAAGATATTTAATTATGCTACTCAAAATAAGATAGCTGATATTAGAAACTCTGGTAATAGAAAAGAAACACTTGACTCTGAAGATCATGCATTGGTAAGTGCAGTAACGTCTGCATTGCAAACAAACAGTATTGAATATTTTAAAGAGAATATTGCTGCGGTTAAAGAAATGACACCAGAAGAAGTTGAAATTGAATTTAACTTAGAAAAGGGTAAAGGTGCAGAATACCAACAAAGAGTTGATGAGATTCTTTCTAGAGTAGATAAAATATCTGAAAGGTATGATCAAATGGAATCTAGATATCCAAATCCTGTGGATTTAAGTGGATATGAAAAAGGTTCTGATGCATATAAGAAAGCTGCAATATTTTCATCTGCATGGGATGTAGCAAAAGCAAATGCTATATTCATGAATGAAAGTTATGATAATGCACGTAAAAGAATGGATAGTATTGAAAAGACTATCAGAAGCCAGAAGCCTTTATCTAAGATGACTGATTCTGAAGTTCAAGTTCTATTCAATCCATCTAAACTTAAGAATGAAGCTGAACTTTTACAAAGTGAATTAGATGCTCAAAAAGATACTCTTACACCAGATGAGATATCTAAAAGACAAAGAAAAATTGAAGCTGTCAAAGGTCTCAATAAAGCATATGAGTATTATTTTAAATACAATGTATTAGATAAAGAAGCTCAGATTGAAAAGATGCGCAGTGCAGGTTTATTTGAAAATCAAGTAGATGATGAGGGCAATCCAATTGATCCAGCTGAACTTGAAGCAGAAGCAAGACAAGAACTTGATAGACAACTGAGAGTTAAATCTAAATCTGAAGAAAACACAACTAGAGCAGAAGCTGATCTTGAACTTGCATATAAAGAATATTTAAGATCTATTGCTGGTATCAATGATGAAGATTATTTTGATAGTAAAGCAGAAGAAGCATTTGAGCTTCTAATGGATAACTATAGATTAGGAAGAGAAGCAAGTACTTTATCTTCTTATGTGAATATGCTTCATAATCCAAAAAGTTTTACAGAACATGTGGAGAGAAACTACACATGGATGCAAAGACTTTATGATAATAGAAAAGAATACTATGAAGGATTAGTAAATCAAGAGATTACAAATCTTGAACTAAATACTTTACTAAATAAACTAGCTGACAAAAATGTATTTATCAGTGCAGATGATGCATATGAATTTCAAAGAAATAATAAACTTCCAAATGAATTCTTTGATGCAACTAGAAAAGCAGTAATTAAAGAAGGTCATCCAGATTATGATGAGTATGTAGAGTTATTTGAAAGAGCTCTTAGACTCAAAATGATGGACCGTACTAGTTATGCTAAGACATTAGATCAGATGCTTAATGCTGAGTTAGCTAATCTTGATGTTGAATTGCAAAGAGAGATTAATGCATTGCCAAAAACTGAAAGAGTTACAAAGAAAGGTAAACTTCAATTAAAGAATAACCTGGCTACTCTAGAAGAACTATCTGAGCAACTTGCTGATGGTGATTACATTGATGCAAAACTTGTACAGGGTAAAGATGTATCTGAAATTACTATCTATAAAGACGGTAATGTGCTTAAACTTGGAGATAAAAATGGTGAAGAAATTACTATAGATGAATTTGATGGAGGCTTTACCTCTGGAGATATCTATAGAGTAGAACTTAAACCTGATCCAATTGAAGTAAGAAAACTAGAGAATCAATACTCAGAAAGAAAGCAAGATGTAATTAGACTCAATATTCAGAAACTTGAGGATGATGTACAAATTCAACAAGCTGATTATGTACAGTTTACAGTTAATAGTTCATGGGAATCCATGGATGCTGAACTACAACAAAGATTAAATAATGCATTTAATGACTATATTGAAACAGATGAGAAACTTATTGATGAAGTTTCTGAGATGGAAGAGATAGAGATATTAAATATGTTGGATGAGTTTATAAAGGATAACCCAACTGCTGCAAAGATTATTGAAGACTACAATAAAGAAAAACTTGATGAAGCTACACAAAAAGCAATTGAAGCTAATGATGCTCCTGAAGTAACATTTGAGGGAGAAGTGTATGATCTTTCAGCAATGGATCTTTCTGAAATTAAAGCTTTGGCTAAAAAATTAGAAAGTCAATATAATAGATTAAATAAAAAACCTGACTCTGAAAAAACAAATGAAGAGAAGGAAGCTGCATTAATGGCTAAGTTTGATTTTGATCTTGTAAATAGATATCTTATTAAAACAGAAAATGCTGAAGCATTATCTAAGGAAGACACTTCTTCAGAGGAAACTCCAGAGGAAGAACCTAAAGAAGCAGAACCTGCCAAGAATGTGAATGATATCAATAGAGATATTAAAAAGAAAAGAGAACAAGCTAAGAAAGCACTTGCTAAAAGAGTTGCTTTATTAGAGCAAAAAAGAAATAAACTAGCTACTGATGCTGCTAACATTAAGGATACTCTCAAGCATTTGCAAGAGTTACTTGATACTAGTTTAGAGCTTACTGGTGTACAATTAGAAACTGCAATGGCTGATGCAAATCAGATTAGTGAAATGATTAAAGCTATTGTAGACTTTAAGTATAAGAATAGACCTAAGACTAAAATTAGAAAAAGAGATATTAAAGCTCAAGTAGAAAGAGAATTTGAAGTTGCAAAAACTACATTGGCAAAAATTGCTGAACTTAAAGCAGATTTAAAAACTGTAGAAGCAAATAAAAAAGATATTACTAATCAGATCAACTATTATAAAAATATGATAGCTGATCCTAATCTTAATATTTTATCAAGAGCTGATATCCGTGAAAAGATTACTAAGCTTGAAAAGAAACTTACTACAGTAGAGAAATTAATTTCTATTCTTAAGAATGCAATTGCTAAATCTGTTGCTTATTTAAAAGAGTATCTAAATGTTTGGAACTCAAGATATAAGACAATGACAGATTTCCAAAAGAAAACTGGCTTTAAAGTTTTATCTAAAGACGAACTTGGTAAATTAATTAAGTCTACTAATGCTGCTTCTATAGCAAAAGCTAATGGATATGCTGGATTAAAAAATCAGTTTGATCAACTTGAGAAATTAGTACTTGATACTATGGATGATGTAGAATTCCTAGAACAAGTACAAGATGAGGAACGTACTAGATTAAGCCAGCTTGAAGCTGCCGCTGACAGATACTATGATCAAATTAGATATCTATATGATCTATTGGATGATGTAGCTGAAGATATTACAGTAAAGAATAAACTTGAGGGTGCTACACCAGCTTCCCCTAAAGCAGAGGCTACAGCTGAAACTGCAGAAGAGTTTGCTGACATAACTAATGAAACAGATAAAACTCCTCCAGTAGCTACATATAGTTTTGTAGACGCTGAAGTTGCAGACTTAGAAGATATTGTAGGTCCTCCAGTAACTGAAGAACCAACACAAGAAGGTATCCAAGTAGTAACTGAAATTAATCCTGAGTTAAGACAAATGCTTAACCAAATGGGTTATAAAAATAAGACTATTGATGCCCTTCCTAAGTCAATTCTTGAACGCATTGTTAAAGAAGGAATTCCATCTGAAGAATATGGTTCAAGAGTTATAACTAAGTCTCTTGCAGCTGAGTCTGCATGGGCAACTGAAGGTACTCCAGTTACAGTAAAATCAATTGAAAAAGATGGAGTTACGCTACAAAAAGTTAATGGAAATGATACTATTTTCGTTACCTTTGATAAGCTAGAAACTAGCACTGTAGAAAAACAAAAACTACCTACTATGAAACCAACACAAGAAGTTGCCGAAGTTACTCCAGAAATTAAAACAGTTTTATCTAAAGGAACAGATGTTGCATCTCAATATGGTGCCAAAGACATTGACAACATAGCAGACACAGTCAAAGATTCTAAACTTGATGGTTTAGAAGATGAATTATTTAACCTAGAAATTTGTGAATAATGGCAATTACTTGCGCACTTGGAACTAAACATATTGAAGCACTAGCTAAAGTAATTTATAAAAAAATGTCAACGCTTCCTCAAGGGGAAGTTTTTGACATTAATGGGTATATGGATTACCTCTATACTAAACTTGCTGAGAAGCAAGGCGTAGATAGTGCATTACAATATATGCAACAGTTTCCATACTTAGCTAATATTATTGCAGCTAAGCTTATTGATGTTGTTGACATTGACCCAAGTGTGAATTTAGCTGCTATGGCTAAAGCTTTTAGAAATCCGGATACTGGATGGCAAGAAGTAAATGCTAGATTTAATAGAGAGCTTACTCCAGAAGTACTTGATGCAGTATCAGACTATGAAGCTAATACTCCAACTCAAGAAGACTATGAGGATGAAGTACCAACTCCTATTGCAAAAGTTTCTGATGATAGACTGAAAGCTAGTACAGCTTTATCAGGTACATTAGAACAGTTCATCACAATGAATCCTAATGATAAGTTTGAAGGTGTTGTAGAAACTACAGACCCAAGTAAAACATATATCAGATTAGCTTTAGCAAAAATTAGAAACTTAGCTAGAAATCTTGATATTAATGCTACAATTAATTACCAGGGTAAATTCTTAAGACTAAAGGTTGTCAATCTAAAAGATTTTCCAAGAGACGAAAGAACTAAACAGACTGATGATTTAATTGGAAAAATGATTGGTATTGGAGAAGAAGAAAGTATCAAAAATGATGTTACTCCAATTAGCCAGTTATTTGCTTTAATGCTTACTGATGAGAGTGGTAACACTATTTACTTTAATCAGCAGGGTGATGTAACTACTAAAGAAAAAGGAGGCAAACCTGTTTACCAAATGATGAGAGATGTACGTCTCCAAAATGGTAAATATACTGTAAGAGATATCTACAATAAAGAGGATCAAATTATGAAACCTATTGATCTAGCATATGAAATGCTAAGATTTATGGGTTATGGTTCTGTATCTGCATATGAGAAAAATGAAAATGCATCTTTTGCTGATCTTGTTAAAGATTTAGGTAAACAGCAACAAGAGGAATTTAAAAAACTATATGACCTCAAGCAACAAGCACTAAAAGGTAAAGCACCTTTATTGTTTGTAACAGGAGCTAGTACAGGTATATTAAATGATGTAATTAAGCAAGATGTAAAACTATCTGATCTTGAAGGATTAGCTCCTAATACAATTGATACATTCTTAGTCTTAAATAAAGATGAGTATGGTTTTAGATCTGGAGCTTCTATTATTACAGTAGATGATCAAAGTTTCCAAGTAGATAGAACAGATATCCCTAAAGATATTTCTAAACAAATTGCTCAAGCATTACAATCAAAAACATTAAAGACAAAAGAAAAAGTTGCATTTTACAATCAATTCTTTAATGATAAGATAGTTAACTTACAAAGCAAAATAAATAATAAGGACTTTTCATTTGTTACTGATACAAGAAGACATAAATTAATCCAGAAAAATAACAAGCTTTATTTTATTTATGCAGATTATACTGCAGCAGAACTTAAAGCTAATCCAAGTCTTGTTAATACTTTAAGATATGTGCCGCTTGATGGTAGTAAACAAAGTACTGATAAGATTCAAGAAGTTTTAAATGGTGGTAAAGCTTCTGTAAAAGAAGGTAAAGTAACTAAGTATGGTGCCAAGATGAATTACATGAATGGCATTTTAAATAGTGACTTTTTTACTTATGATGAGACTACTGATAAACTAGTTAAGTCAGGTACTTACAAAGAATTTATTGTTGGTTTAAATCCAAAGATTCTTCTTTCAAAATCTCAAGGTCTTCCATTATACAACTCTTATCTTAAGTTTGCTATTCCAGATGCTTACTCTAATAAAGCAGCTAAAGCACAACAAAGAGTGACTGAAGATTCAAGATCTGAAATACGTAAGTTTAAAGATAATATGGTTGAGGTTGTTAACAATACCCCAGCTAAATCAATTAAAATAAAAGTAACTAACGTAACTGAAAAACAATACCCTGATAAAAGACCTAGCACATATAACTATGATGCTACTATAGAGGGTCAAGAAGGAACCCATAGATTTTATAATGCACAATCAGTAGTACATGTAGGTGATACTTTTTATTTAGTTGTAGAAGATATTATAGATGGTGGTTTTCTTTTTAAAGATGCTGTTAAAGCTAAAGCTGATACACAAAAAAGTGGCACCCTTAATATGGGATCTCTTGGAGAAAGAGACTTTAAAAATGAGGATTCAAGAGGTATTCCAATTGAAACTATTACTGCTGCAGAAACAGAAGAGGCTGAAGCTTTAGATGAACTTAAGCCAGAACCTAATACTGTTCCTGATGAAGATATAGAAGGAGACCAAAAAGAATTACTTAATCCAGATAATACAATCCAACCTTCAGATAGTACACCTATCTCTAGAAGATTGAAAAGAAATTACGGTAAGTTTAAGTTAGATAGAAGTGCAGATCTTTCTAATGATGTTACTCAAGAGCAAATTGATGCTGCTACTATTTGGTGGAATAACTCCCCACTTTCTAAATTTATATCATTAGAGCAAGTAGCAAACATTGTTAACTCTAATGTATATGCAAGATTTATTGCTGCAGGTTCTTCACTTCTTGCTGAGCAAAATCTAGATGGTAAACTTGGTAAGATTTTAATTAATCAAGCTACTAAAGGTTCAATGGTAGATACATACCATGAAGCTTGGCACGTATTCTCACAATTATTCTTGACCAGAGAAGAAAAATTAAAATTATATAATGAGGTAAGAAACTCTGACCCTAAGTTTAAGAATCTTTCTGCTCGTGCAATTGAAGAAGTTTTAGCTGAAGACTTTAGAACTTATGCTCTTTCTCCAAAAACTAAAAAAGGAGCACCTGTTAGAAATACTTTATTTAGAAGAATCTTAAACTTCTTAAAGAAATTATTTAGCCGTAAACAATCTTTGGCTGATCAAATTCAACCAGAAGAAATCTCTACATATGGTGTAGCAGGAGAGTTATTTAATAAACTATATTTTGCTTCTAACAAACCTGAACTATTAAATGACTATGTGCCACTAATTGATAATGTTCAATGGGACATGCTTAATCGTGGTGTAAGACAACAAAGAGCTTATAGAGAAGATGCACTTAATGAAAGAGATTCATTAGATCTTGTAAATGCAATGGACTCAATGATCTCTGAAGAGATTGATAATGCCTATGCATATCAAAAAGAAAGTAATGGAGCAACAGCTAATAAGAGTGGTACTGTAAACATCATTCTTAGAAAAGAAAATGAGGCTCAGCTTTATGAATTCTTAAAAGAAAACTTACAAGATAGAGTAGCTGAAATTAAAGACAGACTTACTGTAGCCCCAGTTAAACCATTTAATGACATCAATACTCTTGTAGATCTTTCTACAAATGCTGTAGCAGTAATTAAGAATTCTAAAGGGGATAATGAATACTTCTTCCTTAGAGATCAAATTGAAGACTTTGATAATCTTACATTAGATAATAAAGAAGGTGAAAGAATTAAAGGAGAATTATATAAAGGTACAATTGATGTAATCGGAGACTTTTATACTCACAATAAAATCAAAGGAACCGACAAGACTCCTGCTAACATAGTAATTGTAAACAGTTTAGAAGAAGCAAAAGCTCAATTTGAAGCTTATGTAAAAGCTAAAGAAACAGATTATACTGAGATTGTAGAAAATCCAAATGCTTCTGCTACTCAAGCAGTACTTGACTTTGATCAGAAACTTGATCTTGAAAGATTAAGAATCTTCCAAACAGCTCTTAAAAACTGGAATAAAACAATTAAGTTCCACAAAGAACATTCAGATTTTAATATCATTAATAAAAAAGTAAGACTTCAAGAATCAGATCCAGCATTGGATCCTGAAGAAGCTACAAATGATATTGAAGATGCTGCAGGAGGAGAAAAGTTAAAAGACTCTGTAGGTGATGTTACATTGCAACAGTTAGCTGATAATGAAGTTATCTACATGCTTAAGAGTTTATTTGCTCTTGATAAAGATGGTAATCATCAGTATGATAGACTTGGATTTAAAAAGAGAGCAAGCTTTAAGAAAGTTTGGAATGCGCTTGTAAGATCTACAGGTAGCACTAAAGATCCTCAAGAAATATATGATAAGATTGTAGCAGCTTCTGCAATATATCCTGAATTAAAACAACTTGTAGAATATAAGTTACCTAACCCATCAGTTGAAGATCCAATTAATGGTACAAGCTTTAGTATTACAACTTCTTTCTGGAATGCATTCAGTCTTCCAAGAATCAAGTATATCCAGTTATTAGTAGTTCCTGAAAAAGATGGGACAACAACTGAAGTAGTTGGTACGTCAATGGACATTGGTAGTACTAAAAGAAAGTTTACAAGTCAGTTTAAAGCTCAGAAGCCTAACAAGTTTATCAGCAAAGATAAGTTCAACAATAACATTTTAAATCTTAATGCTATTGTTCAAGAATTTATCGGTACAGATGGTCAATTAAAAACTGGGGATAATGCAGAATATAGATTCTTAAAAGCAATTGGTTTTAATTATGATGACTTAGGTAAAATTAAACAAACCCTAAGTAATAAGATTATTCGTAAAGATTATGCTCTTGGTTATATCTTTACTGCTTTTAAAGAACTTAGAGATGCACAGGTTGCAGGAAATCTAAGTGATGAAGGATGGGAAATCATCAACAGATTTAGATCTAATCCTATTGATGCTTTATCTAAAGGTTTTAATAAAGGTATTATTGGTGCACCAGGTAGTGCAATTTATCTTAATGGTTTAAAATTATCCACTGCTGTAAACAAACTTATTGAACTGCAGAATAAATACGGAGCTACAAGTTCTAACTTTAGTGTACTTAATGCAGCTAAGAAAAGAGTTAATGAGCACACTACAGATAATACTTTAACTGTAATTGCTGACGCATTAAATACAGCTGAAGAAAAAACAGATCTATTTAGAAAAGGAAGTATTACAAGCTACCTTGATCCTTCAAGAAATCCTTGGACTAATAACCTTCAGACTTTTAATAGCTTGTTTGATGCAAGTAATAAAAAGAGAGTTGGTAGATCCATTGTAATTGAAATGGCATCAGGTACTCAGATTCTTGGTAAAGATGGTTCTACTACTACAGATTTAGATCCTAGAAGTAAATTTATTCAAGAGTTCCATACTATGTTAAAAGCAGGTATGCAAGAAGTTCTTAGACCGGGATCTAAGTCATCTTCATTTGCTTGGAGAATAGATGGTGGTATTGAATTTCCAGGTATTGGTACTAAAGAAGATAAACATCTTTACATAGACTTTGATACCTTCCTTTCAATGAATAATGAATTGGATGCTATTGAAAAGATTATCTTACCATATGTATCTTCTGAAACAGCTAGGATTAATATTTTCAAAACTAATCCTGAAGCTAAAAACTATATTGGCTATAATAAACCAGGTAAAGATGGTAAACCTTCAGGAGAACAGTTTAATTATTTTGATGGTGTATTATCAAAAGAAACTAAACAGGAGATTCTATCTAAAGTAAATACCACTGAGGTAACTTTATTAAACTATCTTTCTTCAGATCCTAAACTTAAAGAAACAATCATTAAAGAAATACAAAGTTATTTTGAGAAAAAAAGTAATAAACTTTATGATTATTTAAATGAAGCTAAGTACATAGATCCTAAGTTATTAAATAAATATAATATTCCTGGATTTACAGGTTCACAGAAAGAAAGGCTATTGACAAAAACCTATATGTATAACTCATGGATTCATAATCTTGAAACATCAGTTATATTCTATGGTGACATTGCACAGTATGATCATCCTAAACAAGGCTTCCATAAAAGAACTTCTGGTTTAATTTCTAATGGTCGTAGAGTTAGAACAGATGTTGCTGCTATTAGATATATCAATGAACAATTCAACTTAGGTAAAACCTATGCCTCAACACTTCCTCCAAAGTATAATAATTTTATTTATGATGGCTCATTAAACACTGCTGTAATTGAGGAAATTAAAAGAGATAGTGTTTATATCCCTGACATCAGAGATGGTCTTACAAAATTCTATACAGAAAATACTAAAATGTCTGCTGATGAAATCAAGAAGACAGTAGATCGTGAGGTAAAAAAATATACCAAAGAAGAAATTAAAGAAGGTGATGGTCAAGGTTATATTACATTTGATGCATATAGAACTTTAAAGCGACTTCAGAATAAATGGAGCATTAAACAAGAAGATTTATTTCAAAAAATTATAAAAGGTGAACCTATTGAAGGACCACTTGATGAATTCTTCCCAGTATATAAATTACAAAACTTTGGATTCTTAGAAGATACTGTATTACCTGTAACAGCATTTCATAAGTTTGCACTATTCCCATTAATTCCAAGTGTAATTAAAGAAGGAAGTGACTTTGATAAGTTGCATAAAAAAATGTTAGAGCAAAACATTCAGTATGTTACATTTGAGTCAGGCTCTAAAGTTGGTGCAGTTACTTCAAATGGTAAACCAGATAAAGCTATTACTGAAGATGGTAGATTTAATGACTCTGTTGTATTTACTAAAAATACATTTAATGCAGGTTTCTTAAAAGAAGTTACCAATGTACCTAATAAGTATAAGGGTAAAGTAGTTTTCTCTACACAGTTAAGAAAGTTAATTCTTGATGGTTTATATGAAGAAGGTGCTTTAACGCTTCCTAAATATTCTGGACTAGTTAAAGCTTATGAGGAAAGTGTAAAATTCAATACTGAGTTACTTAAAGAAGAACTTAAACAAGAGATTGGTTATGATGAAACTAAGGGTATAACTAATCCTGAGAAGTTTTTAAAAGTAATTAAGGATAATCTACAAAGAAAAGATTATCCAGAGCATTTACTTAGAGCTCTTAAAACAAACAGTGATGGATCATTAAAATATGACTTATCATATTTCTTAGATGCTCAAGCAATTGAAGATACTATAATGTCAATTGTAGAGAAGAAGTTTGTCCGTCAAAAAGTAAAAGGTGAAGCACTTGTACAAGTTGCAAGCTCATTTACAAATAACATGTGGACTGCTCCTACTGATGCTGATATCAAAAAGCATATGGGTAGTAATACACTTCCATTCTATCATCCAGGTAAAGACGGTAAAACAAATGCAATGAAAGTTGCTATTGCTTTACAAGGAGACTTCTATCACTTACTTAAACTTAAGCATCTAGATGGTGAAGTTATTGGTACAATCCAGAGACTTAACGAAATGATTAAGGATGATAAGTGGTTAGATACAGATAATAATAGAAAGTCAATTACAATGACTGCTGTACGTATCCCAGTACAAGGTCTTAACTCTATGGAGTTCATGGAGGTCTATGAATTTTTAGATCCATCAGCAAGTTCTATTATTATTGTACCAACAGAACTTGTTGCAAAATCAGGTGGTGACTTTGACGTAGATAAGTTAACTACATTCATGCCTAACATCAATTCTGAAACGGGTGAATTAATTACATCTAACTTAAGTAGAGAAGAATTCTTTGCTGCATACAATAAAGCAACTGATGCTGAAAAGAAACAGATGCTTAAGCAACAAAAGAAAGTTGTAGAGAATAGTTTTATTGAGAACATAAGATCTATTCTTGAGATTCCTGAGAATTACGCAACTCTAGTTAAACCAAATGATACTGCTTTATTACAAGGACTTTCAGAAGAACTTGAAGATAAAGTAAGTGACTTTGATAAATATGAAAAAGTAAATGGTGAAGAGGTAAATATAAGTGGTAAAGGTACAAAGATGATTAGCCCAACTACTGTACTTGAACAAAGATACAATGTGGCTAAACATGGACATAATATTGTCGGTAAAGCAGTACTTGGTATTGCTGCTAGTGAAAATGCTATGAACCCTGTCTTTAATCAAGCTGGTGTTATTTTACCTAAAAAATATAAAGCATCAGAATTTAATAGGTCATTAAGTAAGTATGTAGAGTTTGGTGAACCTATTTATGATATGAGATTATTCTTACCTCATAATAAAACAAAATCAGGAAACATCTCACTTTCAAAAATATATGATGAAGCTGGAATAGATAGAATTGCTGATGTAGTTTCACAAGGTATGAATGGTTGGGTAGATGTAGAAGCAAATGAATGGATATTTTATATTCAGGGTAACTATGAACTTGCACCGACCATGCTCTATTTAATTAGATCTGGTGTACCTAGAGAGTATGCAGTTAAGTTTGTATCATCTCCTTTAATTAGAGAATTTGCAGAGGAACTAAGAAAAATTAGTGGTCCATTTGCAGGTGCTATGGGTATTGCTGCTAAGGAAAAAGCATTTGAAAGATATGAAGCTACAAAAAGAGTTATTGACAGACACATGCGGGAGTATTATAATGCCAGTATTTCTGTACTTCAGCCTAATGATGACGTAACTGTATACTATAAAACATTTGTTCCAAATCAAGGATGGATTGACATTCCTACAAAGATGAAGTATTCAGAACTTAGAGATAATATTAATGGTTTGATTTATGATCTAAATAATGTCTCATCTGTAACAATTAATTTTGATGGTAAAGAGAGAGAAGTTTATGTAAAACCTTCTGTTGACAATAAACTATTCTACAACGCATCATCTAAAGCTAATGAAAGATATGAAACATCTGGTTACCCATTAGAGTTAATGAATAATCTTATTGATTCATATGCTAAAACAGGCACTATTGATCAAAATCAAATTATTCCTGCAATGGGTATGCTTTTACACTTTAGTGAAATTCAAAAGCAAATCCAGGGTATTGGAAGAATGAAAAGAAGGTCAAAACCAGATACTACATTATTTAGAAATATTCAAGAGATTGCTCTAAGAGACTTAGACATTGACTCATTAGACACGCTTAGTAAAGTTGATAAAGCATCAAAAGATAGAATCTTATATGAAAGTATTACAAGTTCATTAGGAGATAAAAAACTTATAGTTGATGTTGTTTCACAGATGCTTCCACTTAGAAATGGTGAACCAACAGATAAGTTTATAAAAACGGCTTTATCAGATGAACAGTATAAAACTGCTATCATAAATAAATTTGGTGCTAGTAATGACGGATTAGTAAACTTTGTTAATGCATTTAAGAATGACATTACTAACTTTATTTTACAAAACTACTTGTCTAACTTTATAGATGCTAATGGTAGTATTGTAAAAATACCTACTGAGTTTAAGGAGATGCCTGTTAAGCTATCTAAGAATCTTTCAACTGATGTTGAAATTAAAGATGGTGTAGTATATGTGAACTCTCAAAACTTAAGAGAAGACTTTGCAAATAAATCCTATTTAGATATAGCAGAAGGTCCAAGAAGCTATGCACAAAGACCAGGACTTGAACCATTTAAAACAGAGCAAGATCCATTTGCATCTGAAGAGGCATATATCAAGTATGCTATATTTAGAAGTTACATGCAAACTAAAGGATATACAGGACTTGAATTAAATAAGATTGCATTGTTAAACTCATTTAATTACAATGCACTTATGAGAAACAATGATTACTCCTATACTAATGAGGTAATGGATGTAATCCAGAAGTATCCTAATCTTGCAATTGATTATCCTATCTTAGAGCAAATCAGTATTCACTCTACTTCTAAGTCTACAGAGTTTAATGTACTTACTCTTACTGACAGAGATGTAATTGATGCAGCTACTAAAGATACTTATGCTAGAAACATTAGAGCTCTAGGCAATGAAAGTGTACAAAAAGTTGAAGACACTAAAGAAAACTTAAGAATCAGTAGATTATTCCACATGCTTCCATTGGTTGCAATTTATCAACATGGTGTAGGTTCTACTCTATATGGATTTGATCAAGTACTTCCACAGGACATGGTGCAGTCTGCAATGCAAAATGCATCTAACTTATTTAAGTTAAACTATTGGAATTTCTTAGGATTAATACATGTATTTTATGGTACAGTAAGTAGTGAACAAAGACAGTTTAAAAACTTTGTAGTAACAGAAGATCAATTCAATGCAATGCCTGAGATCCGTGCAGTAGCAGCTGAAGAAGATCCATTTGAGGCTATTGAGAATGCACCAGTTGCTCCTCAACCAGTAAAAATAACTTTAACTAATTATACAAATCATTCTGGTGGTGCACTTGGTGCAGATACTGAGTGGGATGTAATTGGTAAAAAATTTGGTATGACAGACAATAAGCATTATTGGATGAATAACAAAACACCAAATGGAAATACAGAAATTACTGCCGATGATGCAATTGAAGGTCAAGAAAAAGTAACCCAAGCCGCTAGAGCAATGGGTAGAATTGAACCTACTCATCAAGTAAGAGACGAAAGACTTATCAGAAACTGGTCACAAGTTAAATATTCTGATGCTGTATTTGCAGTAACAACAATGTTAAATGTTGGTGCTGAAATGAACTACGGTAAGAAGGCTAAGATTAGACAAGGTAAAGGTGGTACAGGTTATGCTATTGAAATGGCTATACAAGCTGGTAAACCAGTTTATGTTTTTGATCAAGTACGTAACGCATGGTTTAAAAATATTGATGGTAAATGGTCAGAGTCTGAAGTTCCAACACTTACACAAAACTTTGCAGGTATAGGTACAAGAGAAATTAATGAAGCAGGTAAAAAAGCTATCAGAGATGTCTATGCTAAAACACTTGAGCAACAGAAACCTACTACTAAACCCGCTGAAGTTAAAAGTGGTGTACAAGAAATATTTGAATCTAATCCTGAGCTATCTGCTATAGGGTCTCAAGAACAATACTCTCAATATTTAAATAATAGATTCCCTAATAGCCAAATAAAAGATATACTTTATCATGGTACTTCAGCTTATAAATTAGGAGATACTATATCTGATTTTCAAAATCGTGCCTTATATCTGGCTAATAAAAGTATGGCCAAAGATTATGCTGGAAAGACAGGTGTATTATTACCGGTAATAATAAACTCTCAAGTTTTAATAAATTCTCCAGAGCTTATTGGAGAATTACCAGAAACCCTTACTTTAAGAAAAGAACAATTAAAAAATGCAAAACTTGCAGAACAAAATAAGGGAGTTTTTGCTGTTAATAGAGGTATGTTTAGAGTGGATGATATTGTACTTGGGGAACAAGATATTGAATATTATTTAACTAAAGATGCTTATTCTAATAGAAACAATCAAAGATTTGAAGCACTTACTGGGGAAGACTTAACTAAATTTATTAAATTTTTAGAAAATAGAATTAGTGAGATAGAAGCTGGAAGACCTATTGATTCTTTTATAACTAGAGCTGATGGTGATCCAGAAGATTTCTATGGTGTTTTTAATCCTAAAAATGTTCTATTCCTAGGCTCTATACAAGATATAGAAGGGTTTAGAAACTTTGTAAAAAATCTTCCTGTAGTTAATCAATCTACACAAGCTAAAACAACTGATGATTACAGATACTTTGGTAGCATGTATACCATTAAGTTACAGGATGGTGTTGGTGTAGATGTTGAAGGTTACAAAGGTAAAGCTGCTGCTAAACAAAAACTTCTTGATGCTTATAATACTAATCCAAATGTGGACCCTCAGAATGGTAGACCATTTAGAGAAACTCCTACTCAGTTAGAAGTACAAGCTCAAAACTCAGGAAATAAATTTGTATTTGCAGATGGTATAGCAATTGATGTTCCATTTACACTTAATGCAGAACAACAAGCCGCATTGTACAAACTGGAAGATTTTTATAACAACCCTGCTAAGTATCAAAATGAGATTACATTATCTGGTTATGCTGGTACAGGTAAGACTACTATCTTAGGTGTATTTGATAAGTACCTTAAGAATAAAACTTATGTAAAACCTATTTACACTTCACCTACTCACCGTGCAAATGCTGTGACTAAGATGAAGAATCCAAAAGCTAATGTACTTACTCTACATAAGTTATTTGGTCTTAACCCAATGCTTAATCTTGAAAGTGATCAGTTAGATATCAGAGATGTTAAAACTGAATCAGTTAAAGAACCTAAGATTAAAAGAGGAGATACAATCATTGTAGATGAATCTTCTATGGTAACTAATGAGCTCTATGATTTAATTCAAGAGTTTAAAGATACTATGAATCTTAGAATCATTTTTGCAGGAGACAGAGGTCAACTTGGTCCAGTGCAGAATGATACTAAACTACAATCTAAAGTATTTGACAATCCACAGAATCAAGCACAGCTTACTAAAGTTGAAAGAACCGGAGACAATCCTATTCTATTAAACTCTACAAGAGCAAGAGAAGGACAAGACTTTACTTACATTACTGATGAAATAGATGGTAATGGTGTAGAGTTCTTTGATACTCCTGATAGATTAAACCAAATCATTGGTCAAAATCTAAAAGAGATGATGGAGTCTGGCAACATGCTTTACTTTAGAATCCTTTCTTCATTGAATAAAGATGTAGCTAAAATTAATGTACAGGCTAGACAAATTCTATTTGGTGAGGAAGCTAATAAATCTCCATATATCAAAGGAGACATCTTAATGGGATATGATAATATTGGAGAAGACATGCTGATTAATTCAGGTGACTATGTTGTTGAAGATGTATCTGAAGAAAAAGATCTTGTAGTAAATGTTCCAAAAGCTAGTTTAAATCAATACGGTGATCTTGTTCTTGATCCAGGAAAAGATGTTATAGTTAAAGGTTATAGAGTAACTATTAAAGATATTCTTAATCCGGATAATATATTCTCGATCAATGTACCATCAGAAGGTAATGATGCAGAACTTGTTGAAATTGCTACTAGATTACTTGAACTCAAAGGTTTCTATTCAAGAGTAAATGGAAGAGCAAGAGGTAGACTATTCGGTGCTATTTCAGCAGTAAGTGAAGATATTGTATTTAATAGAGACATTAAAGACAATGGAAGATTCCTTGCTAAGAAAGCACTTGATTACGGTTATGCTCATACCATTCACAAATCTCAAGGAGGAACGTATAACAAAGTACTCATATTTGACGATAGCATCTCAAGCCTTGCATCTAATCTAGCTGACAAAAGAAAACTTGGAATGGACGGTCAAAAATCAATCAAAGATCAATTGAAATATGTCGCAATTTCAAGAGCTAGTGAGTATGCATATGTGTACAATCCAAAAGACACTGCGGTAGGGGGATATGATTTCAGAGGTGAAACACCACAGCCTATTACTGAAGAAGACTATGACACAGCAGCTGTGGCAACATTTTCATTTGCTACGGTAGAAGAGAAACCTACTCCTGCAGTACCAACTAAGGGAGAGATTGAATTAAGATCTGATAATGTAGATAAAGTATTTAGTGGTAATAAAACTATTACAAACAGAACTAGCTTGATTAATGATGGTAAATATTCCATTAAAGGTTCTACTGATGTTGTAGAAATTAAATATATAGGTAAATCAACAATCAACGGTAATCAAGTTACGATCACTAATGAGAAAACTGGTAAGGTATCTACAAGAACTCTAGATCAATTAGCAAAAGCTGAAGGTTTCAAAGATGCTGCAGATTTTAAAGCTAACAATAAGTTTAGCACTAATTATCTTAACGGTACTCAGAGTAGATATCTTTATCAAATAACTCCAGTATTTGCGGTATCTGCAGATGCTGAGGCTGCAATGGGTAGAATTAATCCTGAGACAAGTACAGACTTACAAGACTTCAGAGATGCTGTTGCAAAAAACAATAACATCTTCCCAGCTAAATTTACTTCAGCTGCAGGTAGAGTTTATGTCCTTAACTCAGATGGATTATATAACTTAGTAGACCCATTAAGTGGTACTACATTAATGAAGAACATTGATTTGACTACAGGTGAGATGGGTGTTCCAAGTAATGTAAATGTTCCAGCAACTAATGCTTACAAAAATGAGTTACTAAAACAGATTCAAACCTACATAAAAGATTTTAACTTAGAAGAGATATTAGGCCAATATGGTTATGATGTCAAAGACTTGATTGAGAAAGTACAAAATGCTGAGACCCAAGATCAAGTAGATGAAGTTGCTGCATTAATAAATGAAAAGATTTGTAAATCATGAGAATAGATAGATGTCCTATAGAAACAGATTCAGAATGGCAAAGAATTCTCTCTGAAACCGGTGGTGACAGAGTAGAAGCCCGCAAAAGATGGGAGGCTGAAGAATTTGATAAAGATGACAAGAGAAATGAGTATAAAGAAATTGAAGAGTCTGGTGCTGCGGTAACTAAAGCTGAGCCTACCAGAGCTGAAATGGAAGACGACAAAGTCACAAGACTTGTTGAAAATATACGCATCTATCTAGAAAAGAAAATTAAAGTTCTTGAGAGAAGTAAAGTTTTTAAACAGAAAGAGAAAATCAAAGAGACTAAAGATTTGATTAATATCTTAGAGAACCTGGATGGTATTAACAGCATTAATGAGTTTGTCAAAGATGCATTTAATAAATCCAAGCAAGCTCATAAGCACTTTAATTTTGTGATTAACAAAATCCAGAATGATGAGTTAACTAGAAAAGAAGCTATTCAAGAACTTATAGCTATGCAAGATTTTGCAAATAGATATAGTATCATTGATGAGATTCAAAAGTCTGATGTACTTAAGTTCTTTTCTACTCCTGTAAATGTTGATCAAATGATTAACCAGGATGAAAATGAACTTACTCCACAAGAAATGTTATCATTTACTAAGACAGTAAGGGATAACATTAAGACTAAGTTTGTTGCTGAAGGTATTCCATTAATGGCAGATTTCTTATTGGATTATAAACCAATGGATGTTGATGAGAAAATTAAAAAGGAAGTTTATCAGCTCCAACAAAAAATTGAAACAATTAAAAATAATCCAAAAAATTCTCAAGAGTTTATTGAAAAGAAAACTAATGAACTTCAAGAAAGAATTGATACTATTCTAAACTTTACCCTGGATAAAAAATCCATGATTGAAGTTCTTGAAAAAGCCAATAAAGATACTGGAGTATTTGATTACTTAACAGCTCCATTAATTAGTTCTCCTGATAGTGCTCTAGGCTTATTTGCACGTGCTGTAAAGACAGAAATGGAAACGGCAAGGTTAGAAGATATTGACTTCAGAAAACGTGCTGCAAAAGCCTTTAATGAATATAAAGCAAGTGTTGGTTCTATGCTTAGAGATAACCCTGCTAAATTTAATGAAGGTTTGTATGAGGAGATTAGTGTTCCAAGAACAGATCCCGAGACCGGAGAATATATTAGAACTAAAGACGGTAGAATTATCTTAGATAAGAGAATGGCTTTTGTACAAAAGTATGACCAGTCTTTATTCCATAAAGAGAAAGCAAGATTCTTTGAATCTATTGGTAAAAGACCAACCAATCCTACTGATGCACGTGAGTGGTATATAAAAATTAATCAGTGGTTTGATGCTAATACGGTAGCAAAACCCCAGGAACAGATTGATGAGGTACTTAAACAAAAAGAACTTGAGAGAAACAGAGGTCTTTTAACTGAAGATGAGTATCAACAGTGGAGAAAAGAAAATCTAAAACTTGATGAGTCAGATAGAATTATAGGTTATAGATATGGTAAATCTGGTGAACTTGTACAACCATCTGAAAAATATATCAATGCTAAATGGTCTGCTCTCTATGATAAGAATGGTAAACCACTTAATCCTAAAGGTAAGTATCATGAGTTTCTTGTAACTGAATATTTAAAGTCCCAAGAAAATTTACCTGATATTCAAAAATTAGGATACATTCTTCCATCTATTGAAAAGACAAATGGAGAACGTTTGTTTGCTAAAGGTATTGTTGATCTTACTAAGAATACATTAAGTGAAACATTTAATGTTAAAGCATATGATATTGAGTATGGTGTTGACTTAGGACTTGGAGAAGAAGGTAATAAATTCTTACCTGTATATTTTGTGCAACCAATGAATCCGGATGATGTAAGTCTTAACTTAATGCGCTCTGTATTAATGTTTGGGTCTATGTCAAATAACTATAATGCTCTTAATAATATTTACTCTGAGATAAGTTTATTTAAAGAGATTATTGGTGAAAGAGAAATTGCTGAAACTAATGCTAAAGGTATTCCAATCATTGACTCTATTGCTAATAGACTAGGTTATGATAGATACTTAAAAACTCATGGTACCAACTATTCTGCAAAAAGAGTTAATGACTTTATAGACATGGTAGTCTTTGGAGAATCAAAAGCAAGATGGGAGATTGCCGGCATTGCAATTGATAAAGTAATAGACAAGTTGATGAACTTCTCATCTATATCTACACTTTCTTTAGACTTACTAAAAGGTATGAATAACAACCTACAGGGTAACATTCAATTATTAATTGAAGCTGCCTCAGGTGAATTCTTTGATATAAAAGATTGGGGAAAAGGAAAGAAAGATTACTGGGCAAATATTCCAGGCATGCTTTCTGACTTTAGTAAATTTACTCCTGAAAGTTTATTCGGTCAAATTGTAGAACAATACGACCCTATGCAGGGAGAATACAAAGACCAGTTTGGTAAAGTAGTTACAGCAAGTGTTGCTAATAAACTATTCTCAACAGATACTATATTCTTTAACCTTCACTTTGGTGAACATGAGATTCAAGTATCAACTTTGTTTGCTATGCTTAACAGTAGAATGGTAACTGATAATGAATCAGGTGAAGAGATTTCTTTAATGGATGCCTATAAAAAATATGGTGTTGATCAGATAAAAAGCAAGACTAGTTTTACTGAAGAAATGAGATTGGATGTGCAGAATAAAATTCATGCACTAAATAAAAGACTCCACGGTATCTATAATAACTTTGATAAGTCTGTGGCGCAAAAGTATACTCTTGGTAGATTGGGCTTTATGTATAGAAAATTCTTAATCCCTTCTTACACTAGAAGATTTAAGAAGTTAGGTATGGACCAAGAACTTGGTTCAATGACTGAAGGATTCTATAGAACATTCTGGAATGCATTTGCTAAAGATATCCTTACATTTAAATCAGGTATCATGTCTCAATGGAGTACTCTTTCAGATTTTGAAAAAGCACAAGTAAGAAGAACATTAACTGAGTTAGGATTTATTTTAGCTTTGTCAGCATTAATTTGGGGATTACTTCTCATGGTTGATGAAGATGATGAAGAAGAAATAAAAAAGAGTTATGCATATAACTTTATGTTCTATCAGGCTATCAGGTTACGAAGTGAAACACAACAGTACTTACCTGGTTTTGGTTTTAAAGATGCGTACAGGATTGTAAAATCCCCTACAGCAATGACTAATACAGTTGACCACTTTATTAAGTTTATTGATCAGTTTTTATTTACATGGGATGAAGAGAAATTATCTTATCAAAGAAGAGCTGGTGTATGGGAAAAAGGAGATAATAAATCTTGGGCTTATTTCTTAAAATTAATTGGATACACTGGAAATAATATTACTCCTGAACAGGCAGTTAAGAATTTCCAAATGGTACTGAATAAATAAAAAAAGGGGGAGCTTAATACTCCCCCTCTTCTTTATTGATAAATTCTACAGCTTCATTAGCATCTTTAAACTTGATGATTTCAAATTTACTTTCATCAAAGTTATATCTAACTACTTGTAGTTTTGTAATTGCATTATGTAAACAACACTTTTTACATACCATGCACATTCCTTTATTAGATTTAATCTGATACTTTCTACGGTTAGGAGCATACTTTGATAAAGGCTTTTCTATTTTACACTCAAAGCACTTTAGTGTCTCCATCTTCATCAGTTTCATCAAATAATTGATGGTTTTCTTCAAACCATTCTCTAGCTTCTTTTTTTGTTTGCATAGGTAGACATCCACATATCATACTTTCTGCTCCCGCTAAGTAAGCCTCTACCATTAATTTCTTAAACTGTTGTGGACTCATTTTGATCTATTAAAGTTTTAATTCTTTTCTTACCTTTTCCTGCTATAGGAATAGGACTTCCTCCTTCATCAATATGTACAAAAGTTATGTTAGTCTTTAGAACTAGAGTTTGTGTTCCTGTATATACATTGTGGGATCTTGCTTCCATATAGAGAGTAACTGAAGAGTTACCAACTTTAACTGGATAACCATAAATTTTTAAAAGTTGGCTTTCTTTTGCAGCTCTTTCAAAATTACATTGGTCTATACTTACAGTAACCATTCTTGGAGTGTCACATAACTGCATTGCATAACCAGCAGCAGCTGCATCAATCCATGCTAGAAGTTTGCCTCCAAACAAGTTACCGTGAAAACCAAGATCAGATTTTTTAATTGGATGAGAATTAAGGAAAGTCATTTTACTTCAATGAATTTAGATAGGTCTGGTCTAAAATAACCAGGTCCTTTTAGAATTTTACCATCTTCACGGAGTACAGGCTTGCCATCATCCCCTAATTTACTCATATTGCTGGCTTGTATTTCATTAAATACATCTTCTATGATATGTTGCATACCATGCTTAAGAATAGTCCCGCAGAGGATGTATAATTGATCACCCAATGCATCTGCAATTTCTACTAGTGAATTCTTAAAACAAGCTTCTAAGTATTCATCATTCTCTTCTTTCATTAATGAGTGTCTAAGATTAAACTCATGTTCTGATAAAGGTTGTGGCCATTTACCATTTTCTTGTCCAAATGCATTATGGAATTGCTCTACGGCTTTTAATTGTTCTTTCATGAATCAAAGTTAAAAAAAAAGGAGATGACTAAAAAGCCATCCCCTTTCTTCTTTTGATATTTATTGTTCCTAACTATAGGCTTTTAGAAGAATGTTGAGTCATCATCTTCCTCATCTGAGAAATCAAATGCAAAATCATCTTCAGTTTCTATTTGCTGTGTTTCAAATACTAAATGATCTTCTGGTGTAGGTTCTAATGAAACTACTACAGGTTCAATAGACTCATCTATACCATCCATAAATTCACTTTCAGCATCATGTGCAGCACAAGGACTTACCATAACTGACATCTTGGTATCTTTGTTAAGATCAATTGTATCAAATACTGGTGCCTCAAAAGTATTACCCATTGGGTCGGTATAAGTTACTGTTTCTTCAAAAGCTTCAATAGCTAATGCTGCCTGAACAATCTCAGCTTCAATTTCTTCAGCTTCTGCAATTTGAACTAAAAGATTAGTCTGATTTTCAGGCTGACCATAGTTAGTCAATAATGGATCAGTAACTTTTTCTTCCTCATCATTAACTGTAGATTCTGGTTGAATTGGAAGTGGTTTAGAAAAGTTGTTTACACTAGAGATAAAGTAGTGAAGAACTCTTTGATCTTCCATCCATGTTTTTGGGTGAGAAGACTGCAAAGCTGTAGTCACATAGTTATAGAAAGCCCATAGACTGCTAGAGTCTTCAAACACATGTGTTGGTTTATCCATCTGTGATCTTACAATACTAGCCTGTTCAGTTGTAAGTATCTGATATTCAGCAAACAAAATACCAAGAAGTTGAGCTTGCTTTCTCTTATTCATCTTGATATCTTTCATTAAATTCTTATCAGCTACTAACTGAGAATAATACATCTGAGCATTTGCAACTTGTTCTTTAATTGTAGCTACAGTCTCTTCATCTGCTGTACCAGTATGTTTTCTGGCCCAGCTACCCATATCGCCACAGACCATAGTGGTGCCAATCTGGTTCACATATGCACCAACACCACATTTAAATCTTACTTGTTTGTTGTAACTATTAGTCCAAGCAAACATCATAGATAACTCAGGATCAGAGTTATATTGTAGTACGTGGATACCTTGTGCAATATTACCATCTGCAGTAGCTCTATACTCTTCAGATACAATTCCAAAACCTGCTTGAGCAAGTTCTGTATATACGTGATCAATAACTGATTCATGGCTAATTACTGTATAAGTATCTCCATGATCTGGTAGTGGCACACTAATCAAATGTGCCTTGCTGCATTCTTTAATTTTCTTTGGCATTTTAAAATAAACTTAGTTGGTTTGTACTTGGTTCAAGGTTCTCAATTTCTTTTCTTACTTTCTCTAGGTAATACTTGAGATTAATATCATACTCCTCAAACTCTTTCTTTTCATAATCAATCATAAGGGTCTGCATCCATTTGCCAGCTTCTACTTGTATAGCCCGCATGTCCTCATTGTTTTTCTTAACAATTTTACCACCACTATTAGATACATAATATCTAATAGTATGTTGTAAAGGAATATCTTGATACTCTCCATTTACTACTTTATGAAAATGGAATGACCAGTCTCCTTTAATCTTAACGCCACCACAATAATCAAATATATCTGTGTTAGCTTTCATAAAGTCTTCAGGATCTATTCCATCTACAAAATATGCATGTAAAGCTTTAGGAATAATCAAAAAGCTTTTGTTCTTATGCATGGCCAAATCTTTGTACTCAAATCTACCCTTGCATTTAGACTTACCATCTTCAGTAACAGCAATGTAATTATTTACATCACCGAGAACAATCTTACTATAAGTATCATGTTCTAACTGTAGATTAGTTAGATCTTCCCATCTCTTACAAATTTCCATATACTTATCTACATGTTGTCTTGGGATCATTGTCTCAAGACCATCTGTATTCTGCATTAGTGGAATTGCATTAGGAATCTCTTCACAGATCATTTCATATAGCATTGATAGACTCAGCTGACCATTAATAGTAATCCTCATTGTAAATTCAGGATCATACAGGAAGCTATTCTCATCATTACTTAACCCATAGGTTGAGTTTAAGATAATCTTATATACATAATTCTTAGGATCAGATTTAGGAATCTTCTTTCTTTCTTCAAAAAACCATTCATACAGACTGCAGAATTCATCTTGTGGTAAATGTGCTGGAGCCCACTTGTTTCTAATAGCCAGATTGGGATAGAAACTAGTAACGTCAGACGTCATTATTACCATATCCTCATCAGACTTATAGACTTTGCTTCTTCTAGCACCATGGATACCACCAAGACCATAATCAGTCTTGACTCCTTTGTACTGTACAGAATACTTAAAGCCTCCTTTAGTCTGACCCGGGAAGATTACTACTTCCTTAAACTTTTTAAGAAGATTCTGAAATGTAGCTGTCTTGAATTCAATATATGGTAGAATGATTTCATCTACTTTAATCATACTTCTATGGGTTCTCATTTGTCTAAGATCCCATCTTTTGATACCAGTCTGTTCACTCAGGAACATCAGGAATAACTCCTTAGAAATTCTTGGCTCAGAAGCACTGAAGAGATTGATACCATACTCTTCTGTTAGTTGTCTACGCAATTCAATCTGGCTCTTACTGAGTTGCATAATTTGCTTGGTAGACTTAACATCATTAATACAATATCTAATAACTTCTGGAATCTGTTCTGCAGTGATTTTACTAGTATGATGAATAGGCATGTCCATTATGTTATGCCAATCCATGGTATACTGAATCCACTTTAAAGAACTTCTCTTGGCATTATTATCCCAGTGATTTAGTTTAAACACATCTACCTGGTTAATCTGAAGATCTCTTGGAGAAAATTCTAAAAACTCCCCGCGGTTTTGTCTTCCAATAATATCCTGAGCTTTACCATAAAGCCATTTAGCAATTGACTCTCCTGTGTTATGAATAACAGTGTCTTTATTTCTGAGAATATACTCAGTAATCTGACTGTCAAATCCAAGACCATTAAAAGATACATGCCATTCTTCTCTTGCAATATTACCCTGCAAGAATTCTACAAGCTCTAAGATATCATTCTGTGATTCATGTACTACAAAGATTTCTCTTTGTTCAGACTTAATGTCTTCAAATACTGCTATGAAACAATTACTAAGAGTTTCATAGTCCATTACCCAATGTGTTCTCATACTATTTGTTCAGTTAAGCTGTCCCCCCGTTACCGCATAAAAAAAGGTAAACTATAAATTTACCCTTTTTTACTGTTACACCTTTAAAACAATTCGCTATGAATTAATAAAGCTAAGATAGTCAAAATCTTTATTAACTGCAATTAAATTAATTAAATCTTTAATAGATTCTGCATCACTAATGTAATACTCTTGAAATACTTCAAGCTTGTGACGTTCTTGTTTGTTTCCTTTTGTACCTGTAACAGGTACTCCATACTCATCAAGTTTAGGAAGCATCTGCAATGTATTTCTCTTTGTTTTAGAAATAACTACAAATACTTTGCTCTCTGGGTCAAAGATACATTCTACATAAGGGGAACCTTCCGACACTGGAATGGCTCTAAAACTTGGCTTACCACTCCACTCAGAGTTAATAAGCATCATACTATTTTCCATATTGGTTTATTTTTTTACAAATTAATCTAGAATTTTTATGTTTTCCAAATTTGCAACTGCAATTAGTAAACATTCTTTATCAAGATCTGGTTTATCACATAATTCTCCTACCTCTTCTATTAGTTTTTTATCAACTCCTAGAATCTCTGCATATCTCTCAAACCAATTTTCTGGATTTAAGTAGCTATTAATATAAACATAGTTACCACTGTACTGCTCAAAGAAATTAAGTATAGTTTCTTTAGTTTGTTTAGATAGTTTACTATATCTACCATTAATTAAATGATTCCAATCTTCTTTTAAATCAGAAAAGTCAAATATAAATACACTTTGCTCTTTATTAATAACCACATAATCATGTAATCTAGTATGTTTTAATAAAACACTAGACTCAAACTTCTTATATTCTGAATCAGTTCTAGTTTCATACAAACATATTAGTTTCATATCCTCAGAAGTATATGTATCATTCCATCCAAGATAAGTCTCAGATGGAACAACACTTGTACCTCTTTTAATTCCCAAGAGCGGATATAAAAATATCTTGGACTTTTGAAAGTATTTCCTATAAAGCGTATTTATTACCATAATTAAAGTGTTACATTACCTAAAGCTAATTCATATGGTAGCTTATACTCTCTGTTTTCATAGTGATATTTTAATTTATCTTCTATGTCTTCAAAATCAGCTAACCACATTTCTAATGTTTCTTTGCTTACCTGGTAAGGATACACTTGATTATACTTATCAATTACTATGAATGTAATTACTATATTCCATTCAACAGCATCTGGAAGCGGTCTAATAAAATTCTCCCAGGCAAGCTTGTGATAAATAGCAGCTTGAATCCAATACTTATAATAGCTTACAGACTCTGGAAAAGATGCAATGTCTTTACCTGTAGTCTTCAAGTCATTAATAAATAAAGTCTTGGAATCATAATCCATTACCACATTATCTAAGATACCTTTATAACCAAACGGTAAATGCTCCTGATTAACACTAATCATATGCTCACTAAATGTCTTTATGTGAACATCATTAGGAGTTCTATCCAATTGCAAAAGAGATCTTACTGCTTGATTAGACTTTAGTTCTATAAGAGATTCTTTGCAGTTATTCAAAGTAACCTCATCTACTATAGTCTTATCAAGACTTTCTTTTAAGAAATCAAAGTAGGATTTATTTTCTTCTGTGAGAACTTTGTCTAGTCTTTGAGTATCTGTTTTAAGAGACTGGTAAAGATTTGCTGTAACTAATTCTGAGAGTATTTCTTGAGAGTAATCATCCAAAGATAATGAATCATTTCCAACAGTACAATGATACTTGAAAATATTATCAATAATCTTTCTTTGGCTATCCGTAGGATATTTGCCTGGCATGCTAATAAATTGTTTATCATAACTGTCTGGCTCAAATAAAAGACAGTGTAGGACACGCCCTGCTACCAGGTGCGCGTCCGTACTATCTTCTCTCTGATTCAAAACATAATGACTGTAAAACATTCTAGGTGAGAACAATAGCTTATTAATACTACTGTAGCTAAACCAGAATGGTTTCTTGTAAAATAATTCTAGTTCATCAGAACCAGTCAATGCCGGTAGACTCATTTGTTTTTTCTATTTGATTGTTATTTGATATAGGTTCAAGAACTAATTCTTCAGCTATTGCATCTGTTTCAGCTTCTTCTTCATTTAATTCTTCTAGAACTGGTGTACTTAAATCATCCTGATTTATTTCTTCTATTTTTTCAGGAACTTCATTAGCACCAATAGAAAAGTTTAAAACTGGATTCTTATCATCAAAGCTAATCTCTGCTCTATACTCCGACTGAATTACTGATGCAACATCTAGTGTAGGAACTATACTTGCTACATTAAAAGTAGAACTTCTAGCAATATTTGTAATAAACCAATCAAGTCTAGATTTTAAAAGAATATTTAACCACTCTGTGGTAAGAAGATTAAGTGAAACTAATTTCTTAGAAACATCATCTGGATCTAAACAATCTACGTCTCTGACCCTGAGACCAAAGTAACTAACCATAGATTTGAAATTAACATGGTTCTTAGTATTACAGTCTGCAATTCTATAACCATATTCTTCAAGAAGCATGAGTAGATACAATGCACTCTCTACATAGTTAGAGTTTGCCATAATCTCCATTGCCATGATATGATTGTCCTTGTCTGAGCTCTTAAACATCTCACGCAACTGAGTATATACCTCATTAGTAATTGTTACAGCATCATCACCATTAATCATGGCAAGCAACTCAGCCTCTTCATAAACTGCTTTGTTTTGGCAGCTATCAATTAACTGTTTCCACTCATCATCTATATAATAATAGTGATGAGAAGCTCCAGTAAATACACTAGTAACTACATGTTTCGTAATACTAACCTTAGTACTGTAATTAAAATATACATTGTCTGATTCTGAAGACAATAAAGCTGTGCGTAAGTTATCTTTATAATACTCATCTACGTCTACTTTATCAAGGTACTCTTCAATCTTAGCAATAGGTGCTGTATAATACCAATTACCGTGTAACACTTTACCAGGAGTAGCTTTACCTGTAATTATAACATTTGCTTTATCAGAATCTCTTACAATCTTAATACCTTGATTAAGGGCTAAGTCTTTCAGTTTTGCTCTTGGGATATTAACACCCGGCATAAGATAAATAGTATCTCCTTGTGTAGGAATATAACCTTTACTCATGTTAAATACTTCAAATTTTGAAGAGTCTTCAAGTACATATTTTATATCTACATTGAATACTTCATCTTCCTTATCAAAAAATACTGCTCTTTTCATAATTATAAATTAAAGGGGGCTGTTACACCCCCTTAGTTATTATTGAATTGCCATCTTAACTACGTTAGTATCTTGCATAAGCTTTGCAAACTTAACCTTGTTACCATTTACAATCTCTTTGACCATATAGTATCTTAAGTCATTTGTAAAGCCATCAAACTCTGTAGTTAGTTTAGCCAATCTGTCAATCATAGCTTGTGGAACTCCACCTTTGTCAGCAACAGTAAGTGCATAGTTAATTACACGTGTTGCAATGACACTGGATAAGTCTGCACGGAAATCATCACCTTGTCCTACTGAAGATACAATAGCACCTTTTACATATGCTTCATCCTTAGTAAGGATATCTTCAGGAGAAATAATCTTATCTAGTTTATTATTAATAAACATAGTAAACATGCTAGAGAAGTCTGCACCAACAGAACCCTCACCAATCATCTGAATCAATGGTAGCTGTTCTTCAAACTTAGGAATAGAACTAATAGCATTGAAGAATGTAGTAATAGCTCTTGGATTGACACGTTGAGTTACAAGCTCTGGGTGCATCAACATGAAGTTGATACATCTGCCGTCAATACCTGCAGTCTCAGCCCACTTAGCCCATACAGCTACATCATACTTCATCTCAACAGAAATAAATCTGGTCTTCTGAGCTACGTCAAGACTAGTTACATTATAGTCACCATTGTCTGGATTTGAAGTCAAGATAACATGCCAGTTCTTAGGAAGCTTCCATGATACATATTCTTGACGGTCAAGAATCTCCATAGTAGCTTGCATAAATCTGTGGTCAGCACGAGTATAGTCATCCAAGATTAGAAAACCACCCTCAGCTTTACCTTGAATCCATTCTGGAGCAGCATGAGACATTCTTTTATCAGCTACAGTATAGCCTGCTTTAAGAGCACCATTTACTTGAGCTTCAGTAATCCATCTTTGTTTACCCTCTTGGTTCTTTACAAGAAATTCTTTAACAGGAAAACCAACAAGGTCACCTAACTCCTCAATCTGAGATAGATTAAGTTTTACAACATCCATTCCAAGCTCTTTGCCCAATTGTAAAATAGTTGAAGTCTTACCAAGACCAGCATCACCCTCAATATTAACAGCTACAGGAACTTTACCCTGAGCTTGGATGTGCTGATTATTATTTACCATGTGCTTGATAAAACCTTTTAACTCTTCTGCATTCAATTGTACTGTGTTCATAATGTTTGTTTTTATAATTCTAATTTAATTACTTGACCTGGTAGGTCTTCATTCATGCCTGATCTTTCTGACAAGACCCAAAGGACTTTACCTCTTGGTCTTACAGATGTATAACATTCACCATCAGTGAAATATACCAAGCTTGTATATTTCTTTAGGTTTGCGTTGTAATAATCTAGGACGGGATCAAATTCAGTCCCACCTCTTCCTAATATACTTATCTCATTCTTGCCTTTGTAAGGCTCAATAGATTTAATAGAAGTATCACACTGTACTACAGTAATATCTACTCCTACTTTATAGATATGATGTATCTCATTCATAAACTCAGCAAGTTCTGTATCACTTACTGAACCTGAAGTATCAATAGCAAGCAGCATGTGCTGACGCATCTTAATCTTCAGACCTGGATTATCTTCATATCTACGGTTCTCTTTTCTCCTGATCTTCTTAGTAAATACTTTAGTACTTACTCCAGTAAACCTTCTGAGATAACCTTTCCAATCAAACTTAGGTGCAGTAAACTCTTCAACTACAATTAGACCCTCAATCTCACCTGGTACATTACCACGTTTCTTTACAGTCTGTTCTTTTGCATCTTGTAGAATCTTCTGAACTTGCTTTTCAATTAGCTTTTTCTCAGCATCAGTCATGTCCTCAAACTCTTCCCATGTGCTATGATCTGGAATATTTCCACTAGCTACATTATCAAGAAGTTTATCCATGGCATCATTACCTGTGGTACCATTCTTATCCTTCTCATCTTGAAGGCGGAGAAGCTGGTCATAGTAATATCTACAACCAGCTCTTTTATCTAGTTTGAGATCTGCATAGTCTTCAATTCTGATACCTCCTTCTGGCAGCCAAGAGTCTTCAATATACTGATTAATTTCCATATCCATGGCAACATTTGCAAGTTTTTTGTTACTAAAAGAACTAAAACTTGTAAGGTGACCAAATGCAATATGGAGTAATTCATGCTTCAGTAAGCCCATTTTATGATCATCACTTAGACCAGTCCAGAATTCCTCATTAATGGCTAATTGATAATTAATATTCTGTTTGCTTACTCCTGCAGTTGGGAGATCTTTTCTCCAAACTTTATTCAACATAATGAGAAAAAACCCGTAATAGGGCTCTTTCAACATTAAGTCTTTACTTATTTTACTAAGGCTCTGTGCTTTGTCCATCATCTCTTATTTTTACATTGATGTCTACTTTGTCCATTGGATACCCTATGCTTCCTAACATACTGGTTAAGTCCCGGATGAAAAACTCCAGGAATGTTTCTATTACATGTTTAGCAGCTTTATTGTTAGTAATAATACCAAGTACACGTGCAGATGATAATGCTATGGCTTCATCACCAATTACATTAGCAATCCTCTGTGCAGTCATTGGAATTTCTTTCTTCCATTGTGCAAATGGTTGTCCTGAAAATTTATACAATAATACTAGCTCATTATTATCAAGTATACTATTCTCAATTGCATGAAATGCAACTACATGATTCTCATAATCACTTGATTGAAACATGTTAATCAGATTTTTTAATTCATCTCTTGTCATTAGTCTTCAATTTTTAAGGTCTTAATAGCCCAATCTTTAATTTCACCCGATGCAATCATATCTATCCATTCTTTTGCAGTAGGAATATATCCATTGCAATCTTCCTTAACATGTTGTTCTGCAACATATCTTGTATACACTCTTTTGTCATCAGAATTTATAATATAAAAACCATGACGTCTCTCACATTCAAATATACCCTCACTATGGTGACGGAACATTCTATGCTTACTATGACCTACCCATGCTTTGGTTTCATCAAACCAATTATGAATATGCATATAGTCTTCTGGTATACCTCCAAACTTTCTAGCTGAAGATACTGCATGTTGATACGGATGTGCCATTACAATGTCTTTTGGATTAATGATCCTTCATGAAAATAACTTTCAACCTGGGTAATTCTAATATCATTAAAGATTTTATACTTACCAGAAGGAACTAAAATGCATACTGCACCATAACCACCATCATTGTTCCACCAATCCTCAATATCATTAAGTAATTGTTCTTCAACAAAATTTGCTATATCAGAACTAAGACCAGAATCTAAGTCTTGAAGATGTAATACATCTTGATTCCATACATAAATATCATTAATTTCATCAAATGCATCTTCTTCATCTTCAGCCATTTTTTCTGTAGTGTAGATTACATTTTCAATTGCACCTGAATCACCAGATCCTTCATATTGTACTTTAATACCAGTTACTCCCAAGTCAGCTAATTTGACAAGGGTAGCCATCATATTTATTTCATTCATACTATTTGATTTTATAAAACCTGCCAAGAATATTGGCATTTAGATATTCTTCTTTTTCAAGCACTTCCCTTACAAATTGAAATTTGGTCTCATGATATGTTAACTCTGTCTTTGAGAAACATATTCTAACCATAAATCTCTTTATAGGTACTCCTGCTTTATGTGCATCCTGTAGCACTTGATTACTACTGTAATAGTTTTGATAGTTAGTTTTACTAACAAAAGTGTATTTTGATGCCCTTTTGTCTGTCATTGCAGCAATAGCTTTCTTTCCCAGTTTCTTTTTAACTGTAGAATAAAAGTTCTTTTTGCCAATATAACGGACTGCTTTACCATTAATGATTGCTTCCATTTCATAAATGAAACCTACAGCACCATCTGGAATTTTGCTGTCATTAAATACTTCACCTTTGTATAACCAACTCATACTGTTTGTTTTAATAAAGATAATAATTGATCTCTCACAGGTTCAATACCATGATCTCTAACAGAGTCTGATAAATCCTTAGACATGTCAAGTACTACATGTGGAATATTATACTTGTCCTGATATCTCTGAGCAGCTTTCATGCCGGGCTCATCATTATCAAACAGTACAATAATCTTAGAATACTTCTCCCTAAGTTTATTTATAACAGATTCTCCAATCATTGTATTCTCACTGTCTGGAGCAATACATTCTATATTACCAATACCAAGTTTCTTAAAAGACATAAGATCTTTAAGTGAAGAAACAATCAGTAGATACTTGGAATCATATTGCAGTTGATCTATACCCTGTGTATAGTTTTGGATCTTAATGAACTTCTTCTCTGGAACTTTTGGCATATATATCTTATACAACTCACCATCTTGTCTAAAATAACCATAAACATAAGGTCTTGCAAACTTATAAGATGTTATACTACCATCAACTTCAGTCTTTTCCATAGTAAAGAACTCCAATGGAACAACATTGTATCTCTCCAGTATGACTGAAGAAATCCTAAAACTCATCCAAAACTTAGAGTCTTGGGAATTCCAATGTCTCATTTGGAAATCTGTTACCTTGAACTTATCATGAAATTGTATAGGTCCTCTTTCTGCAGGTGCATTATACTTTAGATACTCTTGATAATCATGTAGTATTCTATTAACTGCTTTGAATCTTGTATCATAGTTAAATAAACATTTGACAAGTTCAATTTGATCACCTTGAAAGCCAGAAGAGAAATCTTTAAACTTATAGCAATCCCCATTGCGATAGATAAACATGCTTGGAACTTTATCCTTTACATTAAATGCAGATAGCATTTTTATATCCTGACCAATGAGTTTTTCTTTTAAGTTTAGATAATATTCAAATACCCATTCTCTGGGTACATCCTGTAAATCAGATACTAAGTTCTTTGTTGAAATCATAACCAATAAAAATAAAGGGGGGAGGCTCCTGATTTAGTTAGAAATCTCTGTTATACATTAATTTATTACTAACTCCCCCCTATTATCTAGGTAGTAGTTAGTCTAAACTAAAGTCAGAAGATGTTTTTGGTTTCAAAAATACATCATCATCATCCCCAAAGGACTTAACTTCTTTAACTTCTAATTTTTTGAGATGCTTGGTTTCATCATAAGGTATAACTACACCACCTTCAACAGCTCCAAATGCATACTTTTTACCTTCTGCTTTTGGTAACCACATATCATAGTTAGTATAACCTGATTTACCTTCATACTCTTTACCAGCAACACAGAACTCAAGATATTTACCTCTGAAATCTGCTGTTTTATTGAATGCTTTAACAAAGTCTTCAATTGTTTCATGCTGACCATCTTGTTCAAGGAACCAAGAATCTAATTCCATAGTATGTGCAAGAGTTCTCAAGAAAATCAAAATAGATCTATCTCTTTGAATCTTAACACCAGACTTGGTCTCACCGTCAGCAAATGCATATTGGCTTGCTTTTACTCTACCAATCTGACCCGCATATCTTCCTTTGCTTTCATCATCTTTATCAATCATAAAGCCTTCAAAACCTTCAATAGGTTGAGTCTCTACATGCATCATAAGATGATAAGCACCAGGAATAAACTTGAATTCCTCAAGTTCAATGCTATTAATTTTCAATACATGATTACCTGGAGTAATTGTTTTTGGTAGTCCTGAGCCTGCTGTGCCCAAATCAGTTGTGCTTAATGCCATTTTTCTTTGTTTTTAATAATTAAATAAATACTTTGTCCCAGTGGAACTCAAGTTCTCCTTTTTCATTCATCTCTGTAACTACTATCTCTTCATTTCTTAGATGTTCTGGTCTTGCACCACAAGTAACCTCTTCATTTGTCTTAAAAGACAAAATAGTTTTGTTACCTTTTCTATACATATAGCCAATTGCATCTGCATTAGCACAGATTAGAGACTTAATCTTACCTGTCAAATCTATGTTTGCGGCAAGAACCATCTCTCCCTTATCATCAACTTGCTTGTCTTTAATATGACCAGACAAAATAATGTGGGGAGCTAAAGTATCAATAAAATCTAAAACTTGAAAGAAAGCTTGTCTTAAATATAAATATCCTGCACCATTTGGCAGAGATAATACATTGTCACCATCATAGTTTTTACCCATGCTTGTATTCTTGTAAAGCTTGATAGCTAAAGGCATTACCATATCTTCTAATGCAGTTACAGTATCAATTGTAACATATTTGTATGGATTGCCTGCAGCTTTAATTGCTTTACCTGCATCAAGTAATTCTTGAAGAGTGCTAATTTTTACTTTAAGAGCTTCTACATAATCAGCACCATTCTCTAAATCTAGAATCAAATTATCTTCTAGACCTGCAAATGATGTTGTTTTACCTGTCTTAGGCTTTGAATAGATAACCAATCTCTTTGGATTAACTCTTTCAGCCTTAACTTTTTTAGTTGGAAGTACTATACTCATTTTATCTTAGTTGCTAGTTTTTGAAATTCAGATGCAATTCTTAGAAGAATATCAGAAGCTGATTCTTCAATATCTAAACTTACATCTTTGAGCTTTGGAATAAACTCATCCTCAAAATCTGGAAATACAGAAAGAGTTACTTGCTCTTTAGGAGCTTCAGCTTTTCTCTTCTCATAAAGATTATAAGTAATCTCAGAACCATCAGGCATAATAACCATTAACTCAGATAATGGAATAGTGTAGGCAAAATAATTTTCACCATTAGAGTTTGTACCTTCTTTTACATCATATTCTTCTGCAAAATAAGGATTGTGTTTGTATCTAAAGAGTGGTCTATCTTCAAAAGCAGATTCAATACCTGTTTCTTTTCCAGAACCATCTCTATTGATATCAATAAACTCAATGAAGATATCTTCTCCTCTCTTTAGTTCACCTTCAAATAACTGCACTTGTCTACCATACTTACCTTTCTGAAAGAAAGCAGTTTTGATAGTAAAGTAGGGATCAGTTACCTGAGCTTTTCGGAATTTGTCCATGTGATGGGCAAAGAATTCCTTTTCTTTTTCTTTTCTACTCATACTTAAATTTTAATTGTTTTACTTGCTTGGGCTGGAGTTGCTATTTCAATAATTCTCATGGAGTGTCTATCAAGCTTGAAGAAGCTAATCCTAGTGGTACCATTTCTAGATTTAAGAAAGTGAAACACAAGAGTGTCTTCATCACTAATTATAAATCTCTCTGGACCATACTGTCTAATTTTTCTAATAGAAGGTTTATTAATACCCAACACTACATCAGCATGTTGCAATAAAGCATCTGCTCCAAATAAATCAGAATCTAATACATAATTTCCATAGTCACCATCTTTAGATCTATCTGGGTTATCTATGTTCCTATTCAACTGACTTAAGATAAGAAACGCCACAGGATAATGTTTCTTCATATATGTCATGGCTTCACCAAGAGCATATAATACTTCAAACTTATCCTTCTGACCTTTACCTACTTTAAATAAAGCTGAGTGGTCAATAGTAACCAGAGTATTTGTGTAGTTACCTGCTTCATCTTTGTGAGCTTCCATATAATAATGTATAGTTGCACACATCTCATCTACAGTACACGGATCATATACTACATCAATAATGTCATTTCTAGAACTATCTTCATAGTACTGGACACATCTTAGATATAAATCCTTATCTACCGGTTCACCTTTACTCATTAATGTATTGTAATCAGCACCTGTATTCAGACTCAGCTTTCTGATACCATTGGTCTCATCAAGCATTTCAAACTGGAACTTAAGTACTCTAAATTTATGGTCTTTATTCTCCTCAATAATATCAGAGATTAACTGCTCCATAAATAAAGTTTTACCTGTTCCCGGTCTAGCACCTACTACGGTGATAGTTCTCCATTCCAATCCATCACAGAAGGCATCATTAAATTTGGGCCATGAACTTTTAAGTGACTTTAGCTCACCAGATCTTCTAGCCTTCATCTTAAGAAGAGCTTTTCTAAGAGCGTCTCTTTCACTCACAGGCTTCAGAGCCCGGGCACCGTTAAATAATTCTGCCATACATTTGGATTATGTTGTTAATTTACCTTTTACATCATTATAGATGTAGTGAGATAGTCCCACTATAAACTCTATTGCTAAAAACTGTACAAAGTTCATTTCTATAAGTAGAGTATAAACTAACAGCCAGGAAACAAGACTTCCTGTTAATGCAACAAAGAACAATTTAAATCTAATCATACTATCTTTTCTTTAAAGAATACAGGTGCTTCATAATCATCTTGTGTAATCATATCACAGTAAGTTGCTAGAGTAGAATCCCAGGTTTTATCTGTATTCTGTTTTCTAATAAAATACTGTGAGTTACGCATGTAGTTGTACCTATTAATAGAATACTCTTCTACATACTTTTCAGTAGCTTGAATAACTGTCTCCCAAGAATAGTCAAATGTTTCAAAGAACCATCTAAATGCATTTTCTAGACTCTTTACGTTAACTCTTGCATAAACACCACTTGGCAATTTACT